GGTGGAACCATTATGAATACCAAAATAAAAATACCAAGGCCCAGTATTCAATTTTGATATATTATTAAACCCTGAAAATAAATTTGGGTCTGGATTTCCATTATTATCAGCTTGATATAAAAACCCAGGTAAATATTGAATTTGTTGGTTTGTCCCTTGAAAGAAGGGAAAAAATAACCTATCCAAATTTTGATACGTAAAAGCTGAGAAAACACTAGAATCCGTTATCCAATTATTTTGTTCATTTCCAAAAATAAAAGTACTTTTGGGTGTTGCGTCATATGAAGTGATTTTCCAAGGATATACGGGAACTTTCTGACTTGACACTGGAAGATAGTCAACATAATTATTTAATAAATTTGGTGTTTGACCTGTGAGTATGTAGTCGATTCTTCTTGGTGATACTAAATCTCTACTTGCCGTATCAGCCGAAAAAAACACACCAAATACTGGATTGTCATTAATGTCCAAACCAAAAAATATTGGTGATGCTGTTGCTAAATCTTGGTAATTTTCTGGTGTAAATGGTAATACACCATATTGTGAATTAATTTGTAACATTTGTGCAAAATCACCATCTACCGAAACACCAGGTCTACTGAATAAACCTAAGACAACACCAGCGCTAAAAAAACGATTACCATTCAAAATCCTAGATATTGTAAAAATAGATGTTAAAGATTCAGTAGAATTATAGGTGCTCGAATTAAATCTATCCATTTGGTATCCAAAATATTCTTGAGATGGTATAACATCTTTACTCCAAATATATTGTGGCCCCAAATCCAACATCGTTGTCGGATTTTTGAGATACTTTATGTTTATTTCATTATCAATATTATATTCTGAACCAACAAAACCATTATTGGTGTTATATGGACTAGATCTATAATAAAAATTATTGGATGTGTTTTCAAAAACTATTTGTGTACCACAAAACCCATATTTAACAACCCCATTTTGTACTACTCGATTTACAGGTTTATTTTGTGAATTAAATAGTACTGTTCTATTGAATGGATAGGCAAAAAGAGTTCCATTTACATATGAGTTTTTAAATGATTCTGAAATAACACCACGACATAGAGCAAAATTCATTCTAAATCTTTGTCTCCACTCGTTAAGTATTGTAAAATCATTGTTAGGACCAAATAAGGTTTGCCCCACCTCATTAATCAATACGTAACAACCTTTATCAACCACTGGTAAATTTAACGATGTATTTGTATTACAAGGGTTTGTACTTGGTAAAATCTGTAAATTTGGACCATAGTTCTGATAGCAATCCAAATCAACCATACCTTCACAGGTCAAACTATTAATCACTTTGTTTATTGTACTTCCTGTGATTATATCGTCATTTATATTTGGATCTATTTCTGCACCATCTAAACTACCTAAAATTGTTTGAGCAACACCCTGATCACTGATAAAAAAGTAACCTAATGAACTACTGGTTTGTAACATAAAGGTATTATTTCCTAATGTATCTAAATTAGTACCTGTAGGTAACCTATCTGTTCGCATAACCAATCCACCAACCATCATTTGCATTTGTGGGTTACTGGGTGGTGGTGTTAATGTTGTCCAAGCACCATTAATATATGAAGGTCCAAAATAAACTTTTGGTTTTTTATTATCTAAATTAGAACCATAACTCGATTGTGGTGTCACATATCTGATATATGAACCACCTTCAATATATTCATACTTAGTATAATTGTTTGGTATTATTGTAAACTGAAGGGAACTAAGTGATTGTAAATTAAAATTATCATTGTAATTTATTACGCAATAGTTTGAACTTGTAATTTCTGTAACATCATCAGTTCTATTTAATAGAAATCCAACTCCAAATTTATTAATTTGGTCGGCATCAAGAGAAGAATAATATAAGTGTAGATCGGTGTAATAATTTTGATATTGAGTACCCGGTGTGAATAGATATGACCCAAAATATAATCTGAGATTGGGTTGAGTTGGGCCTGTATTAAACCCATCATCTTGGATATCTGTATTATTAACCATTAAATCATGTCTAACACATCTACCCCCAGCTTGTATCGGAATATTAAGATAATATTCACCTTTAATTATTTGATTAGAACTTACTGGTAGTGTATAACCGAATAACCTATGTAAATCAAATTCAACTTCGTGTTTACCACTCCAAGGATCAACGCCTCTATTCAAAAAAACTATACAAAGTTCATCACCACCCCAAAGTAATGGGTAATAATTTGGTAGAACTTGATCATCAAATGTTCTATTTTCATAAAAAAATAATTTAGAATAATTGGTGTAATTGGGATTTGTTTGATTTGATGGTATAATATATGGTAGTAGTTGGTCAATTAATGAACCGTTATATCTAATTTGATTGTTCAATGGATTTACTGGTGGCCTACTATATGAGATAAAAGTGTTCAATGTCATACCAGTTATGACTTGAAAATACTCGATATCAGATGGAAAATTGTATGTTGTGGCAGATTGGGTAATTGTATTTAGTGTTTTTCCAATTTGATATGTAACAGTTTTATTCGGTGATAGTATGTTATTGTGATCCGCGTAACTAACTTGAATCGTTTTAATTAAATCGGTAGTTCCTGTAATATTATTTATTACATTCACATCTTTTGATAGTGACGGATTTTGAAATGTAATTAATTGTCCAGCGGTCATTGATGAAAAACATAACGGATCAACTAATACTGCAATAATATTATCTTCGTGAAATTTTCCCCTATTTAACTTTGGATTGAATGTTACTTTTATTCTACTTGAGCCGGGAAAATAATCTATAATATTTTGAAGATTGTTGTTAAAAAATTTTCCTTTGAGTGAAAATTTATTAATAACTTCCCAAGGTGGGAGTGCATCTGTAAAATATTCCCACGCTTGTCCTGAAGTGTTAGGTGTTTGACTAACTGGAATATTAGTAGCAAATGGTGTTCTTTGCATATAAGGTTCACCTCTAGGTTCAATATTATCAAAACCCCATCCCGCTAAAACATATTGGAATCTTTCTCGATCAATATCCTCGTAAGGACCATCTAGATTCGGTGTAGTAAACCACAAATCAGATACAAATAAATCTGAATTACAAGATATATCAACCGTTTCTACTTCATAATTATTATCAGAGCCACAATCACAAGCCTCACAAGCTGGATATACAAACATCGGTAATTTTATTTTAGGTATTGATGGCCAATTTCTTCGTATTTGATTCGCTGTTGGTGGTTTTACACATTTTACTCTAAAACCAATCGCTGAAGCAAATCTACATAATGAATAAAACAACCACAAAAATGGTAAAATAACAAATATGAAAAATTCTCTTACAAATTGTAGAAGTATTCCTATTATATGAATACTAATCAATAATGAAAAAAATACAGGTGTCAGAACTGTTAATAATAAACCAACTGTGAAATTTAAAAAATCAAATCGATAATTAGCATCAGTTGCTGGAAACTTATTAATATCTTCACATTGATCATCATTGATTTGTTTAATTGATAAAAAACTTTGTGGGTTTATTCCTTTTTTATAGTTGTCAATTAAAGTTGTTGTTGTGTATACTTTTTTATAGACCATTTTGAAAAAAGTATCTTCACAATTAATGATTTCAGATATTCTATTATCATACTCATTTCCAGTAAATCCATTTGTATAACCACTCCAATCTAGTCCAAAATAATATGAACTTTGAAATTTTTTAAAATTTGTTGAATTTTCATTTACAAGAAAAGCTGGATCTGTTGTTGAGTCACTCCAACCATACTCTTTGATATTTGGGACTAAAAAATGTGCTCTCTTTACTTGTTGATTATTTAAATTTGTGGATTCTGAATATTTGATTTTGAATCTATATTTTGCGGTGGTTGGAATTCCAACATTTGGATTGTTACTCAATACTCTATTACCATACTCATCTGTTGTTACATAATCCATATTCATAGGAACATCGACTAAAAAGACCCCATCGGAATCAATTACTTTACCACCTAAGGGAAGTTGGGCTTGTTCTAATATTGGGTAACCATCATCATCAATTAAAATAGTCTGTCTAATCGCTATTATTTCACCAGGCGCTGATTGTAAATTACATAACTTACCTAAATTTCTATTTGGTCTACAATTATTGTTTAGAGTATATTCATTACCATTTGAAAATAATGAACCCATAAACAATGCGCTCGGAATTAATCGAAACCCATTATCACCTAAATTAAAATCTTGTCTTGTAATTGAGATTTGACAAATATCTGGTTGTCCCCAAAATGGAGAAACCTCAATAGTTCTTATTTGATTTATAATCTGAGGTAGACTATTTAATTCACTACTACTTTCGAAACTAGCGTTTGAGATCTGATCCTGTGAAACTAACCCAGAATTGACTAAATCTTGTGGTGACTGAGAAAATTCCCCAATATCTGATAAATCACAATCCATTACAAGTTCATATGTTCCAATTGGAACACCCATAATCATATAATCACCACTTTGATTTGTTTTTACACTAAATTTGTAATATTTGTCGTAAACATAAATTAGTGCTGGATTTTGTAATATGTCAGATTTAGACGGAAATGTTCCAGTTGGAGAATGTCCACCATGTTGTTTTTCGTATGGTAAGAGATTATATCTATAACCATCTTCATTTATATCTGTAATTTCTCTGTATGGATATAATGAAGATATTAACGTATCATTGACATCTAAGTCCTCGAGTGGTATGAATACACTTACTCTTACGTTTGGTATACCCAAACCACCATTACTTGTTACTCTTCCGACTATTAGACCATAGTCAGCGCAAGATTTAGGATAAACATCTTGTTGTCTGATCTTTAAAGACAAAATTTCTAGTTGATCAAAATCTTGTTCGAGTTGAATATTTACTTGTTGGTCAACCCCAACTTTTGTTCTAATTCTATAATTATTTGACATGATACCTTTCAGAAATAAATAGTTAAGAGACTATTTTTCCAAAGGTAGGTTGAATGACTTCAAAAGTGAATCAAAGTGTGTTATTAACTAAAAATTGTTGTTTGGAAATTTTTAGTTCTTACAGTAATATCTCTATTTGGGAATCTAATTTGGTATATTTGACTTGGTTCCGCAAAAATTGTGTTGTCCACCAATTGTATTTTTTTTGTTTCTAAATCTTCATACGGCATTGAAGTCTGGGATGAGGAGTATTGTCCACCCACTTTACCGAACACACTAATATCATTCACACTTAATACACCATTTTCGGCTTGAATTATTCTACTTAATTCAGATATTATAATATTTTGACCTAGATTTCTAACCGCGGGACTAAAGAAAGTAGTTACTTTGTCAATAATATTTGTTATTACAATACCTTGATTTTGTGATGCATCCAAAACAACCGACACATCTAAAGCTAAGTCAATTACTTGTGCACTTCCAATTGAAACATAATCATTAATCATTCTATAATTCGATAGATATTCGGCAATATTATTTTTTAAAGTCTGTGAAACAGCTGAAGTTAAATTTCCGTTCTGGTCGTAAGATAAAACATTAACATTTATTTTATTGTTATTTTCAGTGATTGTGACTTTTGCTGGTGCGCCAAATTGTGGTGGCATATTTCTTATAATAGCTTCGTAATCTTGAATTGTGACAGCTCTATTTTGTGCTGAAAAATTAAAAGTAACATAATTACGTATTTCTTCAGTTGTTGGATAACCAGCACCACCTATTGCTGCTGTGATATTATTACAAGTTAGTGAATTTAAAACTTGATTATTGATTGTCTCTGATGGTCCATTGATTGAAAAATCAATTGCTCCAACTTGATTAATCACATTAACACCAAGATTCGTAGCTAGACCACCCCCAATACGATATTGGACAAACAACGTTGTGTTCGTTTGTGGTAAAGCCCCCAAAGCTAAACTATTGTTTTGATATCTTTGTAATTTCAAAGGGACATCTAACGCTGTAAATTCTCTAAGTTGATCATCCGCAGTATTTGTACCACCTCCAAATGTTATCTTAAAGAATCCTTCTGGTGTATATTCCGTTATAAATCTTTGTTGTGTTTCAATGTAAGTACCGACTTTGATTGATGGATCATCAGTTGGTTTAGTCGGATCCTCGACAAATATTCTACTTTCAGCTAAAGCTTGTACTTCATACCATCTCCCCTCAAGACCCAAAAATTCTTGATCTGTTGGTGTGTTCGTGTATGTGGTTCCAGGTCTTTGTATTACCGAGGTAACACCCAAAACATTTTTTTCTGGCAGGAAAAAACTAAAAAAAGGAACCACATTATTAGGTAATATGATTCTTTTGTATACTTTAGTTATTCCATTTACGACGGTCTCTCTTTTTGTTATTGTGTAATTTAACAAATTTCCATTGGTATCAAAATTTGGAATTTTTAACCTGTTAGGAAATCCATCAACATTAAAAGGTGATGCAAAATTTACATCGTATACAGTTTCAAATACTTGACCTGAACCCAAAACTTGACTACCTCTTCTTAATATACCCAAATACCTTTCATCTTCTTTGTCACCAAAAACAGGAACAGTAATTGAAAAATCTACAAGAGCTACAGATGGTCTTTGTCCTGGTATTTTGAGCCCATAAGTCCTTGCAATGTTGTAAATTGAAGATCTTTGTTGTGCGAATTGTAATACAGTCTCTTGAATACTTCTATCTATATTATAATGTAAATTATCAGCAACTGCAGCATTCAAATCTAAAAATACTGAAAATACAGCAGCATCATTGAAATTATCAATTAATTCAGGGTAATAGGTTTTTGTATAGTTAACCAACTCTTGCCTTATAGAAGCAAAATCTCTCGATGTGTATGATATTTTTCTTTCAGCCATATTAGATATTAATAATTACAAAATCTTTAGAATTAAATACATCATTAGTAATTGAATAATCAATTCTTACTTTTGCGGTATATTCTGAGACGTTTTGATTTGGAATTTTGAGTTCAGGATTAACAACATTACCTGCGGTTGTCACCGTCATACCAGCTGCCTCATCTGAGGCTGCTCTTATGTCAATATTGGTTATTTGTAAAAATGGTAAAAACTGTTCAACAGAATCTCGTATTTCAGATTCAATATCCAAAAATGTTGGTCCATCCATTGGTTGAAAAATAAATTCATACAATCTTGTCCCAAATTCAGGTAAAAAGTATCTAGAACCCTTTCTTGACAAAAGAAGATGAATAAGATTTGTTCGTATTTCTTCTGCTGTGTAGTTTGTGAGTTCTAAATACTTACCTTCGAAACTATCCACGAATGGAAAACTTATTCCATATGTCTTTCCTTGAGCCATAAGTATAAATATATCACCTTAAATTTTGTGATATAGTTCTACGAACTACAAGTTAAACAATCTGGATCATCCAAAGAGCAAACCTTATTCAACATTTCTTCTGTGACGGTCAAATTATTATTTTCAATTTTAAATTTTGGTGTGGACGTTTCATCTGTTTCCAAAGAATTTAATTGAGACATATCAACACCCAAACCTTTGATTGCAGAAGCTTTTGCCTTAGTTCTCAGGTAATACATACCCGTTTTTAGACCTAATTTCCAACCATACATATGTGCTGAGGATAGTTTGGATGGTGTAACTTCCTGCATAAACAAGTTAAGAGATTGTGACTGGTCAATAAAAATAGCTCGATCACGTGCCATATCCAAAATTGTTTTACCTTTCATTTCCCAAACAGTTTTGTAAACTTCTCTGATTTCTGCAGGTATTTCCTCAATCTTTTGGATAGAACCATTACCATCAAATAACTTTAATCTGATTCTATCGTTCCACATACCAATGTTTACTAAGTCATCAACTAAGTGTTTATTGATAATTACAAACTCACCACTCAATACATTTCTCTTGTATAGATTTGTTGTGAATGGTTCAAAACATTCATTGTTTCCTAGAATTTGTGCGGTACTTGCGGTAGGCATTGGAGCAACCAATAAGGAATTACGTAATCCGTGTTGTTTGATTGATTCTTTAAGTCCATACCAATCCCATAGACCCGATAACTGATCAACATCTAC